ATGGAAACTTATGATATATATTTTAAAGAAGGTAATGATTTTGCTAATAAAGGATTTTCATTGAAAGATAAGGCTAAGGCCATTAGAATGGCGGAAGATATGTTGGCTGAACGCAAAGGATATGTGAAGGATTTTGTTGGAGGAACTATTTCCGTAATGTGTAAAGAAACGAAAGAGGAAGTTTGGTCCAAGCCGATAGGGGAGGTTTAATGCAATTTTTACATCTTTTTTTGCCTTGCCAATCATAGAGTTGTGAAATACAGTGCTGTAATTGAAATGGTACGTAGCCGTTAATAGCAGCAACCCTTGGTTGTATTTGTGGTGGATTTGTTATTGGCGGACATGAATATTTCTTTCTCTTCTAGGATATTCGGTATATTTCTCCTTTCATGCTTTTGCCGGACTGATATAGATAATGCCGGGTAGCACTTGATAGGACGATGATTGTTCTTTTACTAAGATGCTTCAGTATGACTTTTTTCCGATCCTATCCATTCTTGACATATAGTTGTTATTCATAGCTAAATACACCGTATTCCCAATGAAGCTTTCTGTGGGGATCCCTTTGGTGTTCGTGTAACTATTGTGACTGTTATTATGCCGATGGGGTATAGTATTGATACAACAATGATTTTTCATAATAACTTTTAACTTATGATTTAGATAGCTCCGACTTGTCACAAATCGGGGTTATCCGCTTGTTATGCTATTAAACTTGGTCAGCTATTGGTTAACAATTTCACGCAACAGTAACTCTTTGGAGTAAAAGTGGCAAATAAATTTTTTGTTCACATGAAAAAAAACTTTCCCAAAAGCTTTGTATTATTGATTTTCTATGTATCTTTGCATCGTTATTATTTCTCGGGGTATTAGCTCATCTGGCTAATTTTTTCTACTTCTTAATCTGCTGTTTGTCACCTATTTATATTTTCGTTTTCGTTTGATGTTGAAACAATGTTGAAACAAAGGAGATTTTCATGTTAAAGCCGGGCATAATCCCCGGCTTATGTTGTTTTTTAACTCTTCCCGGATTCCAATCATGTTCTTTAGTTGTTATTGCTAAAATATTGCTAAAACAATTTTCAAATCATTTCAATTCATCAAGCCTGTAACTACTTCCGTCTATAAATATCGAAGTACCAACAGTTGTAAACGTAGCCTTCTCCCTCACCATTCCACCGAGAGAGTTTTTAGCCCCATAATCCAGTTCCCAATTTACTGTGAAATCTCCATCCTTTGTGTATTTTTCGCTGTACACCTTGAAAGATTCAGGGTCTTTTAAGGTATAATCGAAATATGCTTTATACACTTTCCTCCCTTTATAAACAGCTTCATCGCAGGAACTCATACAGAATAGTGCTGACAAGCCTATTATGGTAAATAGAATCTTCTTCATAATCTTATATATTTAGTTTGTTCTTTAATTCGTTGAATAAATCGGGATTTTCAAGCTCTCCCCAATGGTATTTCTTATATCTGTCCCGGTCGAAGCTGTCTTTTTTCTCATAAACAATCAGGTAATCCTTATCACATAAAACAATCACAGAAGAATTAAGTAATCGGGCGTATGAGCGCGCTTGCAAATATGCTTCTTCTCTTTCCTTGTTATTCCTCATACACAGCTTGGCTTCAATCAACACTTTTGCCCTTTCCTCATTTGGTTTATTGCCATAATGTAACGCATAATCTGGGAATATCCTATGTCCTCTCCCTGCTTGGATTGGTAACTGCCGAATGAAGTCTTTGTTCTCATACCATCCCATAGAGTTAAGCAATGGTTCCAGCAATTGTTGTTCTACATCATGTTCGTACTCTATAATTACGTCTTTGGGCAAGGTTGGGGCATACAATTTTGGCAAAACCTCTATATCAAATCCTTTTGTTTTTATCATCCGAAGTAACTCTGAATAGTTCTCACTGTTAACCGACCAACCATTTACTCCCTGAAAGTTTTTTCTAACAAGTGGGTGTTTGAAAAAATATTCATCAGTTTGTAGTTCTTTCAAAGTAATGTGAGGAATATTTATTCTATTCCCAATATAGATACACCCGTAATATCGGAATAGAGGGTCTATTACGCCATCCGTAAGCGATATCTCTATGCAAGTGATTGCACTGATTGGGGACGTTTCGTAATGAACAAGAATATCCCCTTTCTTTGTTTCAGGGCTTGACTGCCAGAATTTCGATTCTAAGGATTTATCTTCTTGGTATAACCTGCCGCCAATGAACCAGACTTGTGACGGTTTGGGCATGTCTATTTTCTCGCTTGGGAGATTATTGGGTGCGAAGTCGTATAGGAAAGACCATAGATCTGCTGGAGATAGTCCATTTTCTTTTCTGAACAAATAAAACACCTCGCAAAGTTCCCAATAATACATGCACCTTCCTTTGTAATCAGTTCTTTTGGGAATATTGGGGAGGTCTATGTTAAAGAAATCCGCTATTTTATTCAGCTCGAATATTCGGCAAAGGAACAGGTACGGAAAGAAATATTCTGGGGCGAACTGTGATAAGACATAGGACATCGGCTGGATAATCCCAAGCATATTCTTGAAGTCGTTAGCAGGAAGCCATTGTTGCCCTTCTACCCTTATGCCTAATGTGATAAGTGAAATGTATAAATCTTTTGCTTCTTCCAATAAGCTGGGATGGTCATAATCTGATACACCGTAGCAATATATATTCTCCAACCAATCGTTATATAAATCTTCTGGTATGAAATTAGCGTACGGACAATAATCCTTGAATAAAACATATCCTCCCGCATCGGAAAAGTATTTTATCATCTCTATTCCGATTGTGGTCTGTTTATATAGGTCCCATGTGTATTGGTTGAAACTCATGGCGTTTATTTCATCGTATTCATCCTAATGCTTAGTTTTACTAAAGCTAGTGCCTTAACTGATGCCAAAGGAAAATCTTTGGGTTGATGGTGCTGATTGTAACTTACCAACTTAATCCAATCACCTCCTTTTTCAGATTGATTTATGTATTTTACAGTTAGATATTCTTCACCTTCTACATCTATTGAAACCAAATACATTTCCCCATAAAAAATGTGTTGGATTTCTACGGGAACTTCTTTATAAGCTATAATATCTCCCGATTTCAATAAAGGATACATAGAATCTCCTTTGACATATACAGCACCGTCACATTTCGGTATGTTGGGGATACTTATCTTTCCTAGTATGTTTTGGTCTTTGTTCACCAAAAGAGATTTCAAATTTGCGGCAGCCTCAATGTCATATAGATTAATTATGCCTTCTTCATCTATCCTTTCTATATATTTAGGCTTATTGATAATCGTAACATCTCCTAGTTCAATCTCATCAGCCATTGCCTGTTGGACAAGATCGCCTAGAGACATATCCAAGGCTTTAGATATGATTATCAATTCTGATAGTCTTCTTTTAGATAAATCATCATATCTACCTATATTGGTAGATTCTATGCCTAACGCATCAGCTATTACTTTATTTGTAATACCTTGATTTCTAATTATTTGTCTTAATGTTATCATTTTAGATTAATCAAATTAGATATTATTAACATAAATAATAATCAAAAATGATATACTATATCAAAATTGATAGTATATTTGCATTATCAAATTAAACTGATACAAAGAAACGAAGATTAATTCAGATTTCAAATAGTATAAACATATTAAAATACACGATTATGAGAACAAGAGAATTTTTACACGAAGTAATGAGCCTTGCTTGGCAGTTCGTTAAGCGTAATGGCTACACCATGAGCGAAGCAATGAAGGTCGCTTGGGCTAATTTGAAACTGAAAGGTGAGATGAAGAAGAAGATAGTGAAGTTCTACTTCAAAAAAGTGGACGGTTCTGTTCGTGAGGCATACGGTACACTAAATGAAAAGCTGATGCCTGCCATCACTGGTACTGACAATAGAAAGAAGAATGATACCGTCCAGACTTACTATGATACTGAACGCCAAGAATTCAGATGCTTCAAAAAAGCTAATCTGATGTCAATCGCATAAAAGATATGGATATGAATGCTTACACGATTAACCAGCAGTTGGATAGCCTTTATAAAGATTTAGAGGCAGCTCACAACAACGATGAAAGGACTGTTTGCCTGATGTTCAATGCTGATAGCAAAAAAGAAGCTATCCAGTTGATAACGGATGAGATAGACAGTTTGGAAGATGCCTTAAAAGGTTTTGAGACTTGTGAAGATGATGGTATGGATTACGATGCTCTATGCCGGGTACAAGGTATCAGCCGATACGCATAATACACGATTATGCAATGCACGACAGCCCTACGGACGGATTGAACGGCAACCGATAGCGAGAATCGGGTAGGGTACTATTGATTGGTTCTTTGACATATTGATACGATAAAAAGATATATTTCTGCGAAGGCACGTAAGCGAAGCCAGTGATGGTGGATAGTGGTGGGTGCAAGTGGAACGGAATTGACACCGATAGCAACCGAGGATAAGCCGACAATGGGCGAATGGTTGTATATGTCTGATGGTGGTAAAGCCACGAAGTTGAAATGATTTTTACTTTCAGCACGCCAATTTGTCTTTAGCGTGGTGAGTAGCTTGGTTAGGCACAAGTATCGCTGAAAGGTCTTATAGTCTGTACTGAACTGAAATAAGGTTCTGCTATTCGATTAGGGTACAGATACTTATTTAAATTTATACGATTATGAAAACAATCCAATTCGTTTTATCTATATTGGTTAGTATATGTGCTGCCGGTATGCTTTACGGGGCTATTACTACTTACAGTCCTATGAAAATATTCTCTATCACTATAATGAGTGTTATATGTGTAGGGTGTGTGTCGCTCATGAGAATAACTTATAGAGAACTTAAAACAGACCGCTAAAAGGTAGTCCTATAATCCGGCACAAGGCGCATGGGGATGAGTGCACAATCACCTTGTAAACCAGCTGGGCGGTAATTTATGAAGTAGCATTGTTGGAATGCGTGTAAGCGATTAATTGTTGGTATTAACTTATATTCTAATTTATATATTCATTTAGCTTACAAGAAGTAGGTTCGACTCCTACCTTTTTAACGACATTTTAAATTTATACGGTTATGACAGTGGAAGAATTAAGAGGCATGACGCATGAAGATTTAGTAAGGCGTGTGCAGGAACTGGAAGAGGCTAACGAGAAATTAGCTGAAGAGAAAAATACATGGTATAAATCTTGGAGTGATTTGAACCGGAAGTTTGATCATTTCAAGAACGCGGTTAAAAGCATTGTTCTGATAATAGATTAGATATTCGTGTTTTATATTGTGTTTGTACTGGGTGTGCCGTCCGTGAGGATAGTGCACCTTTTTTAATCGGATGGTTAGCTTATCGGTTAGAGCTTCGTGTTGCGCAAACAATTGGCACGATTGAGAGGGGTTCGATTCCCTTACCATCCACGAATCATTAATTAAATTTTACTCTTATGGCAAAAGAACTGAAAGAAAGAACAGAAATCAAGAAAAAGCTGAAAAAGAAGAATGACAGAATCAGCTTTGACTTTAGCGACAAACTTGCCGGACAGCTTCGCAGGTGTACCGCTGATCTTAACAGGCTGGCAAGGATTGATCGGATAATAGACAAGAAGCAAACTTTGTATTCGGTGGACACTAACAGGGAAGCCGGATATATTGAGGTTATTCGCAATTATTAATCAGCTGACTTACACGATTATGAAGAGAGTTTTTAATGAACTTACACCTGAATGCGAGATTACGGCACGAATGTATGCACAAGGGTATGAGAAAAAAGAAATTGCAAACCTCAAATGCCGAGCGGTCAGCACGATAAACAACCAACTGCAAAGAGCTTTTGAGATTTTGAACGTAAGGAACGGCAGAGAACTGGCAACCATGCTATATGAGAGAATAGCTGGTATGAAGTTCACGATGGACTTTTCACCTACTATTAGGTCGGCTGTTGCTTTCTGCCTGTTGTGCATCTTTTCTTTTTCGCTCTATCACGAACAGGGCGATATGAGAAGGGGACGAAGAACGAGAGTTGAACGAATTGAAAGAACTGGACGGTATGGAGGTAAGACTTGAATTATTTGAATTTAAAAATATCTGCATGGACATGGCGGAGCTTGGTGCAGCTGCCAGTGAGAAGAAACGGTCTCCTGTATCTGATGAAATCAAGCAAAGAGAAGCGTTCAGATGGTTAAAGACACTTGGGTATGAACCTAACTTTTTGGAAAAGTTAGAGAAAGAAGGATTGGTGCATAAGAAAAGAAAAGGCTCATCCAGAAATTCTCCTATCATATATTCCAAGTTCGAGATACAATCCGCTATTAATGCTTTTAAAATGAGTAAATATCTGAACAAATAACCCTATAAAATTTACGATTATGTCACTGATTAAGAAAAGTAATGAATTAGTTATCCCGACCACCGTGAAGATGATGATTTACGGTCAAGCCGGAATGGGAAAGAGTACGGTAGCATTGAGCGCACCGAAACCGCTGCTGTTGGACTTCGATAACGGCGTGAAGCGCATGAACATGGCGCACTTGGAGAATATAGACACGGTACAGGTCACTTCATGGAGCGATGTTCAGCAAGTTCTTCAAGAGGACTTGTCCGCTTATCAGACCATTGTAGTAGATACCATCGGCAAGATGATGGACTTCATCATTACTCACAAGTGTGGAACCCGCCAGCCGTCCATCCGTGATTGGAGCGGTATCAATGCAGAGTTTTCATGGATGACACGAACACTTTCGGGGCTTAACAAGCACATCATTTTCGTTGCCCATCGCGACACAAGAAAAGAAGGTGATGATACGGTGTTTATCCCTGCCTTGCGTGAAAAATCCTACAACTCTATCGTTACTGAACTGGATTTGCTCGGTTATCTTGAAATGAAAAGCGAAAGAGGCGTCCAAAGACGTACTATCACTTTTGACCCAACTTCAAGAAATGACGGTAAGAATACTTGCAATCTTCCTTCAGTGATGGAAGTTCCTACCATCCTTGACAAGAATGGTAATCCAACCGCAAAGAACGACTTTATCACCGCCAAGATAATCAATTCGTATTTGGGTATGCTTGCTGCCAAGAAAGAGGCACAGGAAAAGTATGATAAAGTTATTGAAGAGATAAAAGAACAGATCGAACTTATTACGGATGCGGAATCTGCCAATAATTTTATCGCGCAAATAGATAACTTTGAGCACGTTGGTTCTTCAAAGCAAATGGCGGCAAAGTTGGTAGCTAACAAAGCGAAGTCTTTGAATCTGAAACTTAATTCAGAAAAGAAATATGAACCAGCAGCCTAAATATCGTATTTACGCAACGCTTCTTGATGCCTTTGGGGCATATCTGAATAGTGATGTGATTTGGGATAAGTACTGGGGGTGGTCAGAAAATCCACCCCATACTCCCGAAGAATTTCACGAACAACAGTTTCAAGAACTGATAGACCGGATTAACCGCAAGCCATTCGATAGCGAAGCGGCAGACCGTGGTACGGCTTTCAATGAAATCATTGATTGTATGATTGAGAACCGTAAATCTTCTATAATGGAAATTAGCAAGGCATATCACGATGACGGAAAACTTTACGGGATAAAAGCTGTTTACAACAATCGCACTTTCACTTTTCACATTGACCTTTGCCGCGAGTTTGCCAACTACTACAAAGGAGCATTAACCCAACAAAGAGTAGAAGCCATCTTGCCTACTGCATACGGTAGTGTATTGGTTTATGGTCTGATTGACGAACTGATGCCTACCAGTGTTCACGACATCAAAACAACCGGTAGTTATACCGTGGGAAAGTTCAAAGATCACCACCAGCATTTAGTTTATCCTTATGCTCTTATGCAGAATGGGTCTGATGTACGGATATTTGAGTATAACATTGTAGAGTTCAACAAAGGCGGTTATGTGGTAGATACCTATACAGAAACATACGTTTTCAATCCTGAACGTGATATTCCTATTCTTACTAATCATTGTGAGGAGTTTATCCGGTTCTTGGAAGAAAACAGAGAACTTATAACCGATAAAAAGATTTTTGGAGGAGAAAATTAATGGCAAACCAAATAACCGGACGGATAATCGAAATTGGACAAACCGTTCAAATACCATCCAAAAACGGTGGTTCCTCATTTACAAAACGGGAGTTTATTTTAGATGCTACTACTTACGACCCTTATACGGGAGAGCGTAGCGAGTATGAAAACATTATTCCCTTAGAGTTTTCAGGCGATAAGTGTGCAGAACTTGACCGCTTTAATCAGGGTGATGTTGTTACTGTATCATTTGTCTTACAAGGTCGTTCGTGGACGAACTTGGATGGAGAACTTAAACGTATGGCATCCATTCGATGTTATAAGATAGAGGCACGTGGTGGTGTATCACAACCTCCCCAAACTGCACCTGCACAACAGCCTGTTCAGCAGCCGACGCCACAGTCTACCTATCAACAACTGCCGGATTTTCCGCCTCCTGTTGATGCGAATGGTAATCCCAAGGACGATTTGCCATTTTAGCGTATGATTTTCGACTTGAAGAATGAATATATGGAAGAAATTTGGAAAGATGTAAAAGGATATGAAGAGTTATACCAAGTGTCTAATTATGGTCAGATACGTTCAGTTGATAGAACTGTTGGATATAGGTATAAAGGAAAACAAAGGATATACAAAGGTCGTATGTTAAAGCAAGTTGTAAGAAATGGATATTTATCTGTAAGTTTATCGAAAGAAAATAAACTAAAACAGAAAAATATTCATCGACTTGTTGCCGAAGCCTTTCTACCTAATCCATTTAATTTACCTGTAATTAATCATATAGATGAAAATAAGAAGAATAATATGGTTTCTAATTTGGAATGGTGCTCTTGTGCCTATAATACAAATTATGGTAGCGGTAGAAAGAAACAAGCAGAATCTCAACAGAAGGTAGTATTGCAGTATGATAGGAGTGGAAATTTATTAAATCAGTATCCATCTGCAACGATTGCGGCATTAAAAAATGGCTATAATCTTAAAACTATATCTCAATGTTGTCGAGGACATATTAAAAGTGCATATAATTATATATGGAGGTATAAATATGATATTTAACCTAAATAATTCTTTTGAACATGATAGGTTTAAAGAGTATGTAAATCAATTATATAAGCAAAAGGCTATTGTGGAAGTGAAAAAGAAACTACCTAACCGCACGCTTGCCCAAAACAGCTACTTGCATCTTCTTTTAGGGTATTTCGGTAGTGAGTACGGTTGCAGTCTCGACGAAGCAAAAATTGATTTTTATAAGAGGACTTGCAACCGTGATTTGTTTGAACGTAAGATGGTCAACAAGAAAGGCAATGAAGTAACCTATTTGCGCAGTTCTGCCGAACTGACAACAGGTGAAATGACTTTGAGTATTGACCGTTTCCGTAATTGGAGTGCATCAGTGGCAGGTATCTATCTGCCGGCTGCAAATGAACATCAAATGCTGATATACGCCCAGCTGGAAATACAAAGAAATCAAGAATTTATTTAGTTATGATAGAAACAAGAAAAACAGAAATCCGGTATGTGACATCTGACCCAAAGAAGATGCTCAACATGTACCTTGCAAAACGTGTCCTCAAAACGTGTCCTCAAAACATGGGAGGAATCTTTCATTGATGAAGATACCGGTGAAACAGTAACGATTGAACGGAATGAAATTCTTTTCGACCGTGGTACGCTGATAGACCAAGACATTTTGGCGAAAATTCGTTTCAGCATGGAAGCTGACGGTATCAGGGAAGTGGAAGTCAGCAATCAGAACCGTTTGGCGTTCGAGAATGAAAATAATGTGTTATATCCGCATATTGCCCAAGCGGAAATAGGAGGTAAGAAAAGCAAGTTCCTGCTTTACGCAACAGGGTTGGAGAATGCTTGCCTTATCTTGAAAGACTATATCGAACTAAACTATTTGTTCGGATTCACTCTGACTATGGTAAAAGAGTTCGATTCCTGTGTAATTCTCACCGATACTTTGAAAGAACGCAAGGTGGACGACGCTTCGATAGCCTACCTCAAAGAAGAGATTACTACAGAAGAATATCTTGATAAGATGGATGAAGAGAATCAGGAAGATGAAGAATCCAAGCCTGACGAAAGGAAGTTCTACCAAATTGAGACGAAAATTACCTTCATGAATGGAGAAAATGAAGATGAAAGAGTTCAAACTTTTGTCGTGAACACTTTTAACGTTGATAGGGCGATGATGCTTATTACTCACTACCTCAAAAATAAAGAGGAAGAATGTGAGAAACAAGCCAAAGAAAAGGGACATGAGTTCAGAAAGAGGGAAATACATACAGCCATTGAATCAGCCAAACCTATCCCGGTCGGGCGGTTTATTCCGAAAGAGTTTTCAATGGCTTATATGGAATAACTTTGTTAACCTGCCTTCCCGGTCTGTGAAGATAGGGCGGGCGAACATGGTGGTATGGCGGAACAACGAGAGACGCTATTAAGCAGTAGATTGATGCTCTAAGCTGAGGATTATAGGAAATGATAATTGGGGAAGGTTGGCGAAAAAGAGACCAGCATATCAGGTAAACGAAGCATTCGATGGTTATTAATCAATCGGTGACGGATACCAAAACCTACAACAGCGAGCCTTATTCATAGTAGGCGATAAAAGATGCAAGTGAGCAGCATAACAATCATGCAGGTGCAAGTCCTGCTACCACCACATAAATGTGAGCCACACATAAATGGCATGGGTTAATAAATAATGGTTGTGCCCCGGAGAATGCGCTTCGGGACTTTAATAAAAAACAACATGGAAACTTGGCAAGAAGTGACAGATTTAAAGACGAGCATCATAAGACACTTTCAAGAAGAAGTAGGTGCTTCGTATGATTTTAGAGATATTATAGACAATCTGGATGACGATGAGGTTCTGGATTCTATCATAAGTTGGGCAGAAAGCAACAACGTTTTAATTTTAAAAGATAAGATATGCCATACTACATAAAACGAAAGGCTAAGAAGAAAAACAAGCCTTCACCTCTGTTTGATAAAGCAGGGGTAACAGTAAAGAAGAAGCCGGATTTGAAAGCTAAGCTCGACAAGGAGTTTTCCCTTTTTATCCGGCTTCGTGATGCAATGCCAAACGGGTATTTTAGATGTATCTCGTGCGGACAGATAAAGCCATTTGTGCAAGCTGATTGCGGCCATTATTTCAGCCGCACGCATCTGGCCACACGGTTTGATGAAGATAATTGCCATGCCGAATGTAGGCACTGCAACCGTTTCAAAGCCGACCATTTGGAGGGCTATCGGGTAAATCTGATAGCTAAGATAGGTCAGCAGAAATTTGACTTGCTGAAAGTGAAAGCTGCATCAAATACCAAGATGTCAGATTTTGAGTACGAGCAGCTAATCAAGTATTACAAGGCACTGAATAAGAAACTTAGAAAGGAGAAAGGGTTATGAGAACAATTAAATTTAGAGGTAAACGCATAAAGGACGGTAAATGGATATATGGAAATATTGCCAATTATTCTTCTAACTTTTGCTCGTTAAACATTAACAAACTTGTAATCTTTGAGAATATAGCAAGTTTTACAACAGATAACTTCGGATTTGTTGTGAATGATTGTGAAGTTGCCGACAACACAGTCGGGCAGTTTACAGGACTGATTGATAGGAACGGCAAAGAGATTTATGAGGGTGATATTGTGCAGCTTGACTATATTACAACGAGTGGAAAACACCGCATAGGACTTTCATTTGAGGTTAAATGGTGTACCCAAGAAGGATGCTGGGTCGGATGGGATGGCTTTGTAGAAAACACTCTTCAACAGACACGCAAAATGTTTGTAGTTAAAGGTAATATCCATGACAATCCCGAACTATTGAAAGGAGAAGCAGAATGACTTACCAACTACGTGATTACCAACAGAAAGCCTCTGATGCTGCCGTTTCTTTCTTCAATAACAAGGCGAAGAAAACGAATGCTATCATGGTCTTGCCTACGGGTTCGGGAAAGAGCCTTATCATAGCGGATATATCTGCAAGGCTTGACGGGCATACTTTAGTGTTCCAGCCCTCAAAGGAAATACTCGAGCAAAACTTCAAGAAGCTCTGCTCATACGGCATTCTTGATTGCAGCATCTATTCGGCTTCCTTTAATTCAAAGGAGATAAGCCGAATAACATTCGCCACCATCGGCAGTGTGAAGAATCACCCCGAACTCTTTACCCACTTCAAAAACATCATCGTTGATGAGTGCCATTTGGTAAACCCCAAAGAGGGAATGTACAAGGACTTCTTCGATGCGGTGAAGTGCAAAGTGCTTGGACTCACAGCAACTCCTTATAGATTGTCCTCTTCACGTGACTTCGGTTCTATGTTGAAGTTTATCACACGGACGAAACCTCATGTCTTTTCAGAGGTCATTTATCATGTACAGGTATCAACCCTATTAGATATGGGTTATCTGGCGAAGTTGGATTACTATTCAATGAATCCTTCAGGGTGGAATGAACTTAACTTGAAAGTAAATACTACTGGTGCCGACTATACGGATAAGTCAGTTCAAAAAGAATATGAACGGATAGACTTCTACGGTTATCTCGTTCATATCGTCCAAAGGCTGATGAATCCCAAAGCCGGAGGAAAACGGAAGGGTATTTTGGTCTTTACCCGTTTTTTGAAAGAAGCGGAACGGTTAACGATGTCAATACCCGGTTGCGCTATCGTTTCAGGTGATACTCCTAAGAAAGAACGTGAACATATTCTTGAGGCGTTCAAAGCTGGTGAAATTCCGGTAGTAGCTAATGTGGGTGTACTTACGACTGGCTTTGACTATCCGGAACTTGATACGGTCGTTATGGCACGTCCTACAATGTCACTTGCCATGTGGTATCAGATAGTCGGTCGTGCCATCCGCCCGCATCCTTCTAAAGAATGTGGATGGATTGTGGATTTATGCGGTAACATCAAA